TTAACTATTTTTCGGTTTAGCTGTTCTAACTCTCTCCCACTCAACTCGTCCCTCTTCCCTTCTCTTGTCGATATACTCTGCAAGATCCTGAATATTAATACAGCGCTTTGCTTTCTGAGAGGTTCCCACACGATAGGTTGGGATAGGCAACAGGCAGGCATTAGCTTTTGCCTCTGCTGTTGCCGGACTCATGCCGAAATACTTCTGGCATACCACTGAAAGTTCAATATTTGGGGTGTTGAACTCAGCCATAAGAAAAAAAAGAGTATTCATGGATTCTCCATAGCCCGGCTGCACCCGGGCGTTTAGGTTTATTCTTCTGTGCTGGTGGGCAGCAGGCGCTGCCAAATTGCTGACACATATTTCGCCTGGTGGCGGGCATCGGCTAGTGCGTTGTGGGCTACACCATCAAATGACATATTGCGCTTTGGGTCGAAACCAAGTTCTTTGCCAAGCAGTACCATGGTGCGCACATCGCTATCGTTCCAGAATTGCCATGGGCAGATGTGGCCGGCGCGCTCATACGCAGAACGTAAAATCACGTTGTCGAAATTGGCACCATTGCCCCAGACTTTCAGATGACGTGGGTTGTCAGAGTTGCGGCTGACGAACGCGCTCAGTTCGGAGAGAGCTTTAGTGATGTGCCTGGTATCGTCGGTACAAATCGCGGCGCGAGCCTCTGACGATTGCTTTAGCCACCACAGAATGGTGTCACCATCAGGAGCAGCCCCTTGCTCCATAGCGCTGGTGAGATCCACAGCAGCATAGAACTCTGCGCCCATATATCCGCTTTGCGGATCAAAGAATACCGCGCCGATCGCGACAATGGGGGCTGTGGGCTTCTTACCCATTGTTTCTAAATCGATCATTAAATGGTTCATATTTAGCTCTCAAATTTCCAGGAATGGTTTATTACTTCCGTCACATCGCCACGACACGGGTTATCTAATTTCTGGCTACCACACTGGCCGTACTCAACGTCTACCCAATCTGAAATATCTTTATCTGTTGCCTGATCCGGAACATCTATTTCTGCGGTTACGATGATTGTCTTAGTCATCAATCATCATCCTCAACGTGGTCAGATGAGGCCAAAAGGGGATTTATCCTTTTACTTACCTGTCTGGCGTAGCCGGTTCGACCGAGATTGTGTAGCACACCGTAGATGGCGAACATTTCGGTTCGCTCGTCGCCAATATCAAGCTCACAGGCTAGCGTGTGGCATTCAGTAGCGAGTGCCGATATCTTCTTAAGCAATTCGACCTTATTCATCTTTCACCTCCTGCTGCACCGCCTTTGCGAAGTTGGTTAATTTCTGCGTCGAGGCTCATACGCTGATCCAGCGACTCAGTTAAAGCTGCAAATGTCACGTCTAGACGCGTTGCCAGCTCACAAATAAGCTGGGCTTTTTCAGGTGGCAGTTCGGATAAGCTGGCGTATGCCGCTGCAACCAGTTCTTTAATTTTCATGCGTTGCATTTACGGACCTCCATCAACTCGTTGAACCGAGTCATGAAAAGCCCGTAAGCCTGGCCTGGGCGAAGAGGAATGACCTGGATAATATCGCTGGTGGGGATTCCTTTGAGGCACGGCCATTCGGTGCCGTCGTCAATCTCCAGATCGCGGCGTTCGGTCGCTAACATTGTGAGGTCTGCATACTTCACAACAGACGACATTTCTGCCGGTAATCCAAAGACAGTACGAATCAGACCATCAACGCGGGCTTCAATACGGCGATAATCAGGAAGCAGGGCTTTAAGCGGTGCCGGTACATCCTGGCAATACGCTTCAGCCGCATCATGCATCAGGGCTTCAAATGCAAACTCTGGCGGTACAATTTGGCTCGCTAAGACAGAATGCTGGGCAACGCTGTAGAACTCTGGAAGATGGCCAGCAAAGCGACAAATGTTGGACAGAGCGTTTGCGATATCTTCAATATCAACGTCGGCGGCAGTTGGGTTAATGAAATTAAACTTTTTGCCGGAAAGCGTTTGTATATAACTCATAATCGAATCTTCTCCATTTTTTTGCAGCTGCACCTGCGGCGATTTTTAGTTGTACGAATCCCTCGCCGGATGGCGATATTTAAAGGAATTACGCTTCACTAATAACCCCGTAGCCGGGGTTATTAAGGCTGAGCAATTACGCTTTAAAGTTACCGATGAAGGTTTCAACTGTGTCGCCGTCGAATTTCTCGATCAGCAGATCACGGAACTCATTGGCAATAGCTTCTTCCTGCGCTTCAAGCTGGACAATGCGCAGAACAAAACATGGTTCATCATTTGTCAGTAAGCTGTTACGCAGGCTGAAACGGCGTTCGCCAAGACCTTCATACGGTACGCATTTAAATTCAAACGCCACTGGCATAACGTCTTTGCTATTGGCTTCAACGCTCTGCATGAGGGATTTTTTACCGCTGAAATCACCGTCTTCGTGATCCTGCTGCGTTGCCTGCTGGATAGTGATACGGCGGACCGCCTGAGCAGCCTGGGAAATTTGCATGGTCCCGCCTTCCGCATCGAATGCCAAAAGGTAATCGCTCCAGTCTTCCAGCCATTCAGCGATCTGCTTCTGTTTCAGTCGTTGACCGTTGATCTGTAGCAGTGCGCGGAATGGAGCTGTTTGTTTCAGGCTGATTGAAGCAATGTTGTCAGCATGACCAGGATTATCCAGCGTGCCGATATTGAAGATGGAACGGGCGGTCATCTTGTCAGCATCAATAAAGCAGCGAGCTTTCTCGGTTGAGCTGGCGTATCCCTTTGAGTAACGGACAAAGTCTTCAATGCTGGTTGTGCCCATGGCGCCACGGAAGCGGAAGCGCTCCAAAGAGAAGCGCTCAAGGCTTTCGACGTTTGTCCCGTCCGGAAGCAATGCAGTCGGGCAAGCCAGACCATGGATATCATTCAGATGATAGCCGGAGAGAACCAGGTCTTTAACCTGTTTGATGGCGCTGCTGTCTAATTGCTGAGACATAAAATTCCTTATTTGCTAATGATCGAAGTGGTTGCAGTGAATTGGTTGAGGCGGTTCACTGAGCCGCTTTAAGCTTTCCGTCAACGCCGCCGTTGATGCCGAACAACTGTCCCTGATCTTCCTGGAGGATGGTCAGCTTGCCGCCTTTGTTAACCCACATTGGTGTTTCGGTGGTGTCTTCTTCGGAGGCTTTACCGCGCGGGGTTGGGGTGACGTAGTTCAGCTTGTGCTTGATCTTGACGCGCTTCTCTTCGACGGAATTACCCATACGCTCAATATCAAAGGTGAGAACTACTTTGCCTTTGGTACCGTTGTTCAGAACGCCAAGCGCGGTAGTGTTTAAAGCTGCCGAGATCTTGTTCATGAACACGCCGGCATCCAGTTCGCCCAGGAAATCGGGCACTACGGTCATGCGGTCATTACTCATGGTTTTACCCTCTGTGAGGCGGCTGCCACCGCCAGTGGAACTTCTCCATACACAACAGAAAAGGGCACCTGCGCTTCGGCTATGGGTAGGAGGTCCATTTCCATAGCGCCCGGGTGGATTGGGGAATGAGCCCGTCGCCCGGCGATGCCCTTGTCTGTTGTGTAAAAAGGGCGGTACCAGGGACTTCTAAGGTTGGTACTGGTACCGCCAAGACTACACACAGCAATTCACATATTGTGGCGGTGGTGCCTCCACCTGCCGGACCGGCCAGAACCGGCGACGCTACACCTCAAGAAACGTATTCATTTCAAATGTTGAAATAAAAACTTGTCGGCCTCGTCACGTGCGCAGAGCCGCATTACCACAACTGGAAGCGCACTCCGCCTGTTTGCTTACCTGTCATCCACAACCGATAGTTGATGGAGTGCGCTTTCATGTTGTGCGCCTGTCTTTTCACCACTTCAGGCTCGGTGGTACTCTGGTCGCTCTCACACAGCCAGAAGGAAAATTTCATGCGCGGAGTCGTCGTACATAATGAGCACCGCATTGGTTACATCGTTATCCGTGACCAGTTCGGAGAATTCACGGTTGCTGAGCTTTCCGGCGGGTATGAAGTTGTAAAAGGTGACATCATCGAAGGAAATATTCATTCTGAAGGCGATGAAACCCTTTATAACTTGACCCAAGCAGAGCACCAAAAAGTCTACGTACAGGGACACGGAATGTCCGAGCAGGCATCTATTCTGATGATCCGAAGCACTCGTTGATCCATTCCCGGAACAGAGCGCAGTGCTTTAACGTTGTGTTGCAGTATTCGACTGATACAATGTGGCCTTGTGTTAAATGAGGCTTAATCTCTTCGTTGAACTGCAACCCTCGTTTGGCTGCCAGCTCCAGGCGCGCAATTTTTTCGAAAAGCGCTTCTAACCTCTTATCCATTGGACTTCTCCGCTACGGTACGCATCACAACCAAGTGTCTTCGGGCGGGGTGCTAAGGGGGTGATTAGCCATGATCCTTAACACTCCTGCTGGTTTTCGGTATTCCTGGCTTGGGTATCGCCACCAGCTATAGGAATTTGACTACGAGATGCGGTTAATCAGGCCGCGCCTCTATTACCCCTCCCGAAGACACCTTCCAGCGAATCATCCCGGTCTTCATATGCCCCGGGCGGCTACTTCGTGGGCGTCCTGCCTGTTCGCTGTTTCTTATTGGTACATTATGTACCTATGGGGTACATTGTCAAGTGTAAAAAAACCTGCCGAAGCAGGTTGATTTAGGAAAGTGTTAAGGTTTTGTTCTGTATCTTCTTGGTTTACCAGAAAATATCACGGTTCCTATTATTGAGCAGTTGCCATTGATTTTAACGTAAGGCTCCGGCCAATTCGGGTTTAGCGCCTTAAGAAACTTTTGCCCCCCATCCTCAATCAGACGCTTGAAGGTTGTTTCTCCTGACTCATGCATTAAAGCGATCACGTCATCGCCATGTATAGCTGCAACCTCTGGATCAACAAAAATCATATCCCCCGGGCGATACTCAGATATCATGGAATCGCCAATAACTCTAAGAATATATGTCATCGGGCCACAAGGAACAGGGCAAGGATAAGTTTCTGTACTATTCAAATCTACCTCAGCATAGCCTACTTCGGTCCATGCTCCTGCCTGCACCCAGGATATAACCGGAACCATAGTAATATTTCTATTAGTGTCGGAAACATCAGGATTTTTTGCAACATTAGTAGTTTGATGTTCCTTATCTAGCCATCCTTGCGGGAGATCGAAACACTTTTCGATATGGCGTGCCATTGCGTCACCAATATTTTTGGTAGCACCTTCCCCCATAAACCTGCTCGTTTGGGTCGGTTCGCGATCAATCATGTTGGCAAAGTACGAATTTCCACCAACACCGTCCCGCAATTTTCTGGCGTTTAAGCGCCGTATCTCTTGGATAGTTTTCATTATGAAATTACACAGCTTGTACCGTAAAGGTACAAGTACCTTGATGGTTCATTTTATTCGTGTAATATGTACACAGGAGGTACATATTATGAAAGAGTATTGGGACTCTTTAACTAAAGAGCAGCAGAACAAGCTGGCAGGTAGTGTTGGTTCTACTCCCGGCTACCTGCGTCTAGTGTTCAACGGGTACAAAAAAGCGAGTTTCTCGCTAGCTAAGAAGCTGGAGTCAACCACGGATGGGGCTATCACTAAATCAGATCTTCGACCAGATATTTATCCGAAACAGTAACAGAGTATTCCAGTTTTAGTACCACAGAAGTAAGGGGTTAACCGTGGGTAAAGAGCCTGAATGGAAAGTAGATAAGCAGCCTGCCTGGCTGGTGGCCGCAATTAAAAAGACGATCACCGAACTTCCCGGCGGGTATTCCGAAGCAGCTGAATGGTTGGGAGTGACAGAGAACGCGCTGTTTAACCGCCTGCGTGCTGAAGGTGATCAGATATTCCCGCTTGGCTGGGCGATGGTGTTGCAGAGTGCTGGTGGGTCAAACCATATCGCTGACGCGGTAGCACGGCATTCGCACGGGGTGTTCGTGCCGCTAGCAGAAGTGGAAGAGATTGATAACGGTGATATTCACCAGCGCTTAATGGAATCCATTGAGTGGATCGGCAAGCACTCACATTACATCCGTAAAGCTACGGCAGACGGCATTATCGATGCATCTGAACGGGCACAGATAGAGGAGAACAGCTACCAGGTTATGACGAAGTGGCAGGAACATTTGACGCTACTTTTCCGTGTGTTTTGTGCACCAGAAAAGAGTGACGCCCGCGAGTGTGCAGCTCCGGGCGTCGTGGCAGATAAATCATTGTGTATGGAGAAATCCGCATGAGCAATTTAACCGCAATTCCTCATTTACCGCAACTTCGGTCAATTCCGCTCCCGGAAGCACCGTCGTTCAGGTATGAGCGAATGGTAGCAGGGCGCTGGGTTCCATGTAACCACAGTCGCGCGGCTCTCATTGTGGGGGTATTCAACCGGAGGGCTGCGGCATGGTACGGCAAATGAACCAAACAGGCGCGCCGGCGTCACTACCAGTTTTTAGCTCCAGCCCTATGACCATGGGAAGCCGTGAGATCGCCAGGCTGACAGAAAAGCGTCACTCAGATGTGATTCGCGACATTGAACGAATGTTTGAACAACTGGGAGAGGATGTAAGAGGGTATGCGCAAAACTTCGTACACCCCCAAAATGGACAAACTTACCGCGAGTATCGCTTAGACCGCGAGCATACCGAATGCCTCGTTGCAGGTTATAGCGCTCCTTTGCGTATGAAGATCATCCGTCGTCTGCGTGAGCTTGAGGGTGAGGCACCGTCAGTTCCTCAGACCCTGCCTGAAGCGTTACGCCTGGCAGCTGATATGGCAGAGCAGAATGCCGCGCTGGTGAATAAAGTGCAGCAGGACGCGCCGAAAGTCGCATTCGTCGAACATTACGTTGAAGCCGGCGGTGCTAAAAGTCTCCGCGAAACAGCGAAAATCCTCAACATGCCGGAAAAGGCGATGATTGATGCTCTCCTGCGAGACAAAGTGCTGTTTAGGCAGTCCGGTAATCTCCTGCCGCATGCTCTGCGTCAGCGCGAAGGGCTGTTTACTGTAAAAACTGGCACTTCCGATTTCGGGCATGCATACACGCAGACGCGCGTAACGCCCCGTGGCGTTGAATGGATTGCCCAGCGTTACGCCTCAGAGCTGATGGGAGGCTGATGTGAGCAACAATCATCAAATTCTCGATCGACTCTACAGTGATAACCACGGCATCGTCGTTAACGTAATCAGATATGAGCCAGACAGCCAGCGCGTAATCTACCGTCGTCCGGGGTACGAATGGGAGTGCGCGGCGCCGTTACTTATTTTCCGTGCCCGATTCAGGAGGATCGACAAGTGAGTGTGAAATTATCCTCCTACGTCTGGGATGGTTGTGCTGCCGCAGGAATGAAGCTGTCCAGCGTGGTCATTATGGCGCGCCTGGCTGATTTCAGCAGCGATGAGGGGGTGTGCTGGCCGTCTATAGCGACAATTGCCCGCCAGATTGGAGCTGGGGAAAGTACTGTCAGGACTGCGATAGCGAAACTTGAGAAAGAAGGTTGGCTAACACGCAAACAGCGCCGCCAGGGCAACCGCAATGCCTCGAACGTCTATCAACTGAATGTCGTGAAACTTCAGGCAGCTGCTTTTTCTCACCTGTCAGAATCTGACACCTCAAATTCTGACGCATCAGATTTTGACCCCTCAAAATTTGAGGCGTCAAAATCCGGTAAATCGGCGGTGTTTGACCCGTCAGAATCTGGCGGGGATCCGTCAGTAAAATCAACTACTGATCCATCAGATAAAAAACCTTCTTGTCGGGTTGCTGCGCAACCCGACCCTGAGGTGGTGATCACCGATAACGCCATTCTGGTGTTAACCCACTTAAACCAGGTCAGTGGCTCTCGGTACCAGAAATCAAAGACGTCTCTGGAGAATATCCGAGCCCGGCTGCGGGAGGGGTATACCGTCGGTGACCTGAAGCTGGTTATTGACCTGAAGCATGAGCACTGGAACGGCAACGATGAGCAATACCAGTACATGCGCCCTGAAACGCTGTTTGGCCCGAAAAAGTTTGAAGGCTACCTGCAAAGCGGGATCCGCTGGGACAAGAAAGGCCGCCCTCCGCGTGAAAGTTGGGGGGAAAAGAAACATGATCCGATGAAATTTGGTGGGCCAGATAAAGCCATTCCTGCTGGCTTCAGGGGAGCGAAACAATGAGCATGAATACTGATAACAAATATTGCCGTGCATTGGCTGAACTCCGCGCAAAACCAGAGCACGAATTGAAAGAGGTTGGTGATCAGTGGCGTACACCAGATCTACTATTTTGGGGCATCAATTCGATATTTGGCCCGTTGGTTCTGGATCTGTTCGCAGACGACAGTAATGCAAAATGCCCTGCCTGGTATACCGCCGAAGATAACGCGCTGATGCAGGATTGGTCTGAGCGTCTGGCTGAACTCGGGGGCGCCGCGTTTGCTAACCCGCCATACAGCCGCTCTCAGTACCACGAAAAGCAGGCGATCACCGGGATGACCCACATCATTAACCATGCCATGGAAATGCGAGAAAAGGGCGGTCGGTACGTTTTTCTCATTAAGTCTGCGACGAGTGAGACGTGGTGGCCTGAAGAGGCAGATCACGTAACATTTATCCGTGGCCGAATTGGTTTCGATCTTCCTCAATGGTTCGTGCCGAAAGACGAAAAGCAGCAGCCCACCAGTGCATTTTTTGCTGGCGCTATCGTGGTCTTCGACAAGACATGGCGAGGGGAGCGTTTCAGTTACATCAACCGAACTGACCTGGAGGCCAAAGGTCGTGCTTCGATATCCCTGGCGCAATTTGCTGTGGAAAGAACGCAATATGCTGCTGCATCAGAGCTGCAAGCCGAGGCAGAACCGGAGAAACCAGAGGTTGAGCTGCCATTAACCCAAAAAGCCATTCTGGAAATCAGTGGTGTAGAGGCGTGGGCCTGTGTTGTGGCGGCGTTCGGCGAGAAAGAGGAGTACACCTTCAGCGAGTCAAAGTTTGGACATACCTGGGCGGCTGACTCACTGGAAGACCCTGAGTTTACCAACGTTTCACCGCTGACGATCGACAGAGCGAAGAAGCTGATCAGCGAGAGCATCCTTGTGGGTGTTAATGCCTGGCTGGAAACATTGCCCTTTGATAGCGATGACGTGAAACAAGACATGTCAGAGCGGCTTCGCACGGTTGCCGTTGAATCTGCAAAAGAATACGGCATCAACCACAGTGAATTCATCGCGACCATGGAAAGCCTGGATAAAGCCAAATGGTCGAATATTCGGGGGATCCGCGCCCATATACGTGAAACGCAGGAAACAAAGGAGAAGGAATTAAACGAATCGCGCGTTTGGCCTCTTGAGGTTGGACTGGTGTTTAACCAGATTGAGGGGGCTGATGCTCTACCTGTTTCACAGCAGCACAAGCTTAAAGCAAACATCAATCAGCTCTGGCTTGAGCGCATGTCCACCAGCGAAATCATCACTGTAGCTGGTGGCCTGGTCAATAGCATGCAGGGGGCCGTTAATGCGTGAAATCATCGTTGATAACTTTGCTGGTGGAGGCGGGGCGAGTACCGGAATTGAGCTGGCGATCGGGCGTAGCGTGGATATCGCTATCAACCACGACGAAAACGCTATTGCGATGCATAAGACGAATCACCCGGACACGCTGCATTATTGCGAGTCGGTGTTTGACGTTGATCCAATCGCAGCCACCAGCGGTAAACCTGTCGGCCTGGCATGGTTTAGCCCTGACTGCCGCCACTTTTCCAAAGCGAAGGGCTCTAAGCCAGTTAAGAAAGAGATTCGCGGTCTGGCGTGGATTGTCCTGCGCTGGGCGCTGGCGGTACGTCCCCGCGTCATGATGCTGGAGAACGTCGAAGAATTTAAGACATGGGGCCCGCTGCTGGATGAGGAATTACGCCCGGATCCAGCGCGTGCAGGTGAGACATTCGCGGCATTTGTCGGCATGCTGTCGACGGGGATCTCGGCGAATCACCCTGCACTGACAGAGGTTTGTGAATTCCTTGCTATTGAGCCGCACGGCCAGCAGGCGCAACAGCTGATCACCGGGCTTGGTTATGAGGTTGATTATCGCGAGCTACGCGCGTGCGATTTCGGCGCGCCGACGATCAGAAAGCGTTTCTTCATGGTCATGCGCTGTGACGGCCGCCAGATTCAGTGGCCTGAAGCGACCCATGGTGATCCGAAATCACTGGAGGTCCAGAGCGGCAAGCTGGCGCCATGGCGTACCGCTGCGGAGTGCATTGACTGGAATATCCCGGCTTTATCCATCTTCGACCGCAAAAAGCCGCTGGCGGAAAATACGCTGAAGAGGATCGCGCGGGGAATCCAGCGTTTCGTGATCGAGAGCGCTTCGCCGTTTATTGTAAAGTGCAACCACACCACATCACGCGGCAAGTATGACTGTTTCCGAGGGCAGGATCTGGAGGCTCCTTTACAGACCATCACGAAAACCCATGGCTATGCGCTGGCGGTACCGCATCTGACTAAGTTCCGCACCGGCGCCACCGGGCAGGCAGTAAACGAGCCGGTACCAACTGTTACTGCTGGCACATCGGCGCGCCCGGGCGGGAATGGGCATGCACTCGGCGTTGTTGAGGCCGCACTGACTCCTTTTCTGGCTGGCAACGGCGGTAGTGAGTATCAGGCAAAGCCGCGTCCGCTGGATAAACCCGCTCATACCATTCTTAAGCAGTCACGTGCGTGCGTGGTCGCGCCGGTGATTGCCCGCCAGTTTGGCGCCAGCATCGGTCATCGGGCTGACGAGCCGAGCGCAACGATCACTGCTGGTGGTGGTGGCAAATCGCAGCTGGTTACGCCAACATTGATACAGATGGGCTATGGGGAGCGCCCAGGGCAAGAACCTCGCGTTCTGCAACTGAATAACCCGCTCGGTACTGTCACCGCTGGTGGCAATAAGTTTGCGACAGTGAGCGCTTTCCTGGCGAAACACTATGGTGGGAATTATACGGGCCCGGGCGTCAGTTTGGATGAACCGGCGCATTCGGTCACTACGGTTGATCATCATGCGGTAGTAGCGTCCCACCTGGTGAAGTTACGCGGAACCTGCCGCGACGGTCAGACGATGGATACACCTATGCCGACTATTACCGCTGGCGGCCAGCACGTTGGCGAGGTCCGGACATTCCTCGAAACCTATTGTGGTGAAAGCGAGGATGAATGGCTGGTGACGATCGAGGGCGTTAAGTATCAGATCGTCGATATCGGAATGCGTATGCTGCAACCGCATGAGCTTTATAAGGCGCAGGGATTCCCAGAGGGGTACATCATTGATCAGGACTACCGTGGAAAACGCTATGCAAAAGACAAGCAGGTTGCACGCTGCGGTAATGCAGTTCCACCGCCTTTTGCAGAGGCGCTCGTGCGCGCAAATCTTCCTGAAATATGCTCACAGCAGCGGGAGGTAGCGTGAGAGCGTTGCTTAAGCCGGACATCGCCCGCGGCTTGGGCGTCGTCTTACTGAAGCCTGGTAGTGAACTGATGAGCCTCTTTCACCAGGGACGCATTCTTGTCGAGCCAGAACCAAAATCAATGTCACACCTGCCTTCTGGCAGGGTGCCTGATGCCCGACAGCCACTTGCAGAAGATAAATCCCTCGAGTCTTTTTTCACTGATACGCGAGTGATCAAAGCTGCCGGTGGCATGCCTGCTCTGGAGGCATGGTTACGCCGCAGGTATCAGCATTGTCAGTGGGCACACTCCGATTACCATCATGCAGAACTGGTCACAATGCCATATCAGCCTGGCGCAATGCTGCTGTGCTGGCATTGTGATAATGAGTTGCGTGATCAGTCAACGGAGCGGCTTTCGGCCCTGGCACGTAAGAACGTTGTCGAGTGGGTTGTGGATTCGATATTGATGTCGCTCCACGCTGGTAAAGATCGTGAGCTTTCCATCGCAGAACTGTGCTGGTGGGCCGTGTATGCCGGTGCGGCAGACGCAATACCGGAAGGTCTTGCCGCCAGAGCACTTAAGTTACCGTATGAGCCATTCCCTACCGTCTACAAAGAAAGCAGCATTATGGCAGTAGACAACAGGCCAACCGTTGTCCTGCAAGGGAAGATAAAAGCAGCAGGGGCATTGAAAAGATGCAGGCCGGAAACAAACCAGCAGGAGGCTCAGGGACAACAGCCTAAGGTATTAGCGCTGGGGGCGGATCCAGAGTCACCGGAATCTTTTATGCTCCGGCCAAAGCGTCGGCGCTGGACCTGCGAGGATTACACCCGATGGGTTAAAGCTCAGCCTTGCTCTGGATGCAGAAGGCCTGCCGACGATCCCCACCACATAATCGGGAATGGAATGGGTGGCACCGCCACCAAGGCCCACGACCTCTTCGTGTTCCCTCTGTGCAGAGAGTGTCACGACGAGCTTCATGCCGATGTAGCGGCGTTCGAGAAGAAGCACGGCACGCAGCTGGAGCTGCTGTTCCGTTTTCTGGATTGGGCGCTGGCAATCGGCGTAATAATAAATAAGTAAGTGTATGGAGTTGAGAATGACACCGCAGCAACGACGCAAGCATTTTAACGCTCTTAACGCAGTGGCGAATGCCACGCATAAGCGCTATCTGGGGAAATCCGTATTACTTACTGGTATCCAGGCTGGCTGGATCAAATCACTCCTTTGCGTTTGGGGTGAAGGTGTTAGAGGTGATGTTGCACCCCGAAGACCAACCGGACATTCATGCTGGAATGTAATCCGTGGGAAAAATTGGTCTGACAAAGCGATCGAGCGCTTCACTACTGCGCTGAATCAGGCGAGGGAAGAGGGCTTTCGTGGAGAACAGGCCATGAGGCGTGCGCGTTCAATTCTTTGGCCCGAACCACAAGTCAGCGTGATCGATGAGGCTATGAGCAATGACGACGTAGAATTTGTCGAGGAAGCGGTTCTTCAGGCATTCGAGTTGACAGATCCGGTTTACGTGGTCGGGTGCCAGTATTACACCACCCGCAAAAAAATCTCAGATATCTCCAGAGAACTCCAGCGCTTAGCTCCATGGTTGACAGATAGAGAGGCCAGAGAACGTGTGCGTTGGTGTCTTGAGATATTCCGGGCAAAGGTATTTCTTTCGGTGCGAAGAGGTCTTGAGAAAGTTTCCTGAGAACACTTTTTAGCAAAAAATGCTATTTGTGTTATTAAACGTTGAAAACGCGTCAAGAAATTAGATAATTCTTCCATGCTTGGCAGAGCTGCGCCGCGATGGCAGCGAATCTAAGCGACAATTTGATTATAACGAAAGCCCCGCGAGTCGGGGCTTTCGCTTTCCGGCGATACGACAGGGGTATTCGCGAAGGTGTATAGCACCAGTACCCCTGTCATATCGTCGATCTCACCTGATTTACCAATCCAAATATCTTTCAGAAGGCTGCCATCCGGTGGCCTTTTTTCTTTCCCCTCAATTTTTCTGAGAGGATCCACAGCAAGAAGAGGGGGCTAAATGTCCGCAGAACCAATATCTGCAACGGTAACGGCAGGCGTGGCCGCCGGTACTACCGGAATTACTTTCGCCACGCTGTTTCCTGAAGCCACACCTGCGGTAATGGTTTGCTCACTCGCTGGGGCGGCGCTGTACATCCTCAGTTCTGAGGACCATAAAATCTGGAAGCAGATTATTTTTGCGCTGATTTCTTTCATCGGTGGTGTTTACTGTGCCGGTACTGCTTCAGAAATTATCGCCGCCCTTATCAACGCCGGACTAAATCAGCTTAGCCCGCCTGTCAGCATAAAAGTTTCACCTGCGATTGGCGCACTGGCGGCATCCACTGTTTCAGTGACTGTCCTGCTCAGGGTGCTCAAGCGTTCACGGACCGGAAACTTACCCGGTCTGAAGGGGGAAGAATGACGTGGCTAATGCAGAACTTACCATGGCTGCTGCTTCACCTTAACGCAGTGGCCTGCATCATGATCCCGATACGTCTGATGTTCTTCAGGAAACGGGGTATGCGGCGTCGGCGGCTAATGGAGCTCCTCGCTTACGCCCTCATTCTGGCACCAGCCTATACAGCCTTTCGAATCTGGCATGGTGACTACGTTCAGGTCGATTACGGTGAAATCCTCATCAATGTTGTTGTCTGCGTTGCTGTCTGGCGTGCGGGCGGCAATATCGCTCGTATTACTGGAGAGAGCACAACGTGAATCAAACACAATTTCAAAAGGCGGCAGGTATAAGCGCCGGGTTAGCTGCGCGCTGGTTTCCGCATATCGACGCTGCTATGAGGGAATACGGCATCACCGCACCGCTAGATCAGGCCATGTTTATTGCCCAGATGGGGCATGAAAGCACCAGATTTACCCGGCTGGTAGAAAATCTTAATTATGCGGCTGAAAACCTGGTCCCTACGTTCGGCAGCCACCGCATCACTTCACAGCAGGCCGCTGCACTTGGCAGAACGGCAACGCAACCGGCAAACCAGAAAGCGATCGCCAATCTGGTATACGGTGGTGAGTGGGGAAAAGATCACCTGGGCAATCAGGTTGCCGGTGATGGCTGGAAATATCGTGGTCGTGGTCTGAAACAGGTTACCGGCCTGAGCAACTACCGCAGTTGTGGCCAGGCGTTGAAACTGGACCTTGTTACCCACCCGGAGCTGCTTGAACAGGATGAATACGCCGCGCGCTCAGCTGCATGGTTCTATTCGTCTCGCGGTTGCCTGCTTCATTCCGGGGACGTGGAGCGCGTGACACTGCTAATCAATGGCGGCCGCAACGGGCTGGATAAACGCCGCGCGCTGTTTAATCTGGCGAAATCAGTTCTGGTGTGAGGTGAATGTGGGTATCGAGACAATAATCGGGCTGGTCGCGTTGGTGATTTCAGCTATAGCTGGAGCTTTTGGCATGGGCCATATTCGCGGCACCAGCAAAGCGGAAGCAAAAGCTGACCAGCAGCGCAACGAAGATAACACAGCTGCAATGGTCACAGCAGCCGAACGCCGGGTAGAGGCAACAAAAGAGGGCAGCAATGTACAGCAGACTGTTAACCATATGCCTGGCGACGATGTTGATCACGAGTTGCGGGACAACTGGACCCGTAAGGGTTGAGGTAGTGGACACGGCTTGCGACTGGGTTAAACCCATCTACGGTACAGCGCACGACTGGGATGTACTGGACAGGCAGACGAAGCGCGACATCTTGGCGCATAACAAAGTGTGGCAGGTAAACTGTCATCCAAGATAGAAACTCGTCCGTGAAGCTCTGACACAGTATCTCCTCTGGATTTTAAACGTAGCAAATTCATTTAGTCTTGCAACGGCAGGTATTTGTTAAGCACGTATGGTATAAAATAACCTCCTAATTTGAAGGAGGTTCAAATGTTTCAAGAAATCTGCACTTGGTCATGGTCAACTATATGGTCGGCGGTATCTGCGATATTTACAGCAGCAACTGTCGGCGTAGCGTGGTGGGCAATGCGTATTTGGCGTCAACAGGAAGCTTTGAAAGCTAAAATGTCTCTTAAAATGGCAGTAGCTGAATATTCAAATGCATTATCTCAGCTACCTGTAAACCTTGCATCCCCGCAAATCCGCATTGAAAAAAGACCTGAATTAAGAGATTTAAGAATTAAATTAAATGCCGTAATGAATTCATTTCTTGTATGTGAGCACATGCTGGAGAGATATCCTCGAGTAGTAAGTTGTTGCCGTTCTTTGCCTGATACCCATAAGGAATACGTTAGAGGTAGGGATAACAATATTCAGGCGAAATACCTCTGCCACCTTCTTCTTTCTCAACCATTTGTTTTTAAATAAAAGAGCTATTATTTGGCTCTACCAAATAAATCGTTTGGTTCATCAAGTGTTATAACAACATCAAACCGTTTTGCCATTGAACTAGCAGCCCAGATGAATCCTTGGATAAAAAGCTAGGCGCCGCTTATGGCGTGGGCCAGAACAAATCTCGAAGGCAGTGAAATATCGACTATAAAGTACGAAATTTAAAAGGTACTCCTGGCGATTCTTAATACCGAGGGGGCGAGGACACGCGGGAAACGGCTAGTTTTTTGCATTTTATAGGTTTCATCATCATCTGTTTAACCTTTTGATATTTCAGTCCTGATCTTTTGCAGGATGTCGAAATGACTATTTTTTGTTCACCATCATGGATAACGAACTGAAAAATTTCCGGCTGAATATCACGCAGCTGGCAGCCATTAGCGATCTGCACCGCCAGACGGTCGCGAGCAAGCTTGCAAATGTTCAGCCGGCACCGGGCAGCAATCCGAAACATAAGCTTTATGCCATCACAGATATCCTCAGGGAATTGCTGACGAGTACCACACCGTCGGAGCTGGTGGACGTCGATAAAATGCTTCCCCCTGATCGTAAAGCCTGGTTTCAGTCGGAGCGTGAAAGGCTCAAGTTTCAGCAGGAAACAGGGGAGCTGATCCCGGCGTCAGAAGTCACCAGAGAATTTTCCTCCATGGCAAAAGCAATG